AGATAAAGAAGCAGGTACAGATAGAACTTAATCAAGTACACAATACTGACATGACAACAAGAGAGCTATTAGATTTGTTATCAATGCATTATCAAGCAATATGAAAGGTAGAAATACAGAAGCTAGATGGAAAACCACGTATGGTTTGTTCAATACCAGATCTCATAAAATATGTCATGGGCCCAGTAACCTGGCATTTGGAAGAAATCATGGCTGACTACTTCCCAGGCTACTGTGGTGGAAAGAACTTAACAGAAATGGAGGACGAAATAAATCAACTCATAGACGAAGGGTACACAAAAATAGTTGAAGGAGATGGATCAGCATTTGACAACACACAAGACATATCACTAAAGGAGATAGACAGATACATATATAGTTTAGTGGAGCATTCAGTGTATCATGTACCCTTGTGGTTGTTCAAAACAATATCAAGAATGTATTATAAAATAATGGATATCAATATATGTGAAAACAAGAAAATTCGAACCATAATGACCTACCATGTATTAGGCACAGTATTCTCAGGAGATTGTGACACAACACTAGCAAATACACTTAGGATGGCACTTTATAACCACTATACAAACTACCACCATGGATTCCAATTTCAGAAGCACTATGTGCTGTTTTCAAAAGGAGATGACTTTTCAGTACTCTATAGAAGTCACATCCCCAACGAACAGATACAAGCGGCATATGATGCCACTTTCTTAGGTAAATATAAGCCAACAGAGCAGAACCCAACTGATGCACGATCTGAAAAACTAGGACAAATATGTAAATTCTTAGAAATTGGAGCACCTGACACATTCAAATTCTGCTCACTCAGGTCTTGGTATAAAGACAACTTTGGACACATCACATTAACACGAAATCCACAAAAATTATTTACACTATCACAATACTCCCGAAAAACCAAATGTATGAACATTGAACAGAGATATAACTACCTCATGGATCAAGCAGAGGCCCTTGAAACCTCATACAAAGGTATACACATTTTCGACACAATGGCCAACATGTACAAAGACGCAGCTAATGACCTTAGAAAATACACAAATAAGCAAATACATAGAAGAGTAATAAGCGGTGCACAGCGAGAGAACATACTTAACAACATACCTGATATCACAGATTCAAGTTTGGAGAGATTTTACAGTATAAAACACAGGCGCAAGCAAATAAAAATACAAGATAATTACTGGGATACAGTGCAATCATATGAACGAATTACTACACGCTTATTGGACACACAACAGCTTAAGATAGTCAACGAACAAATAGACGCAGAATTCAATCCACTAGAATTATCTGCATTATTGGCTGTAAAAATTTGATGAATAGCAAGAAGAATACAACTACTAAACAAAAATCTAAATTAACTAAATTTAAGCAACGCAAACCGAGAAAAATGAAATCTAACCTTATTAAGAAGAGTCGCATAGGCAAGAGGAGGTTCGTAACACGCACAATACCAGCAGCATCAGCAAAAACTTTCAGAAGGAAATTCACAGTGTTACGACAAGGAGGAAACTCAGTCAGGGTGACAGGTCGAGACCTCATATACCCAATACCAGACAGTTTAGTCTCACCTGTACAAGCCACCAATGTAATGGCAGTTATACCAGCAAACCCAGTTTACTGGACAGGCACCAGAATTGCAGCACTGGCATCTGGATATCAAAACTATAGACCAATAAAATTCAAAGTTTCATATGTACCGATATGTGCTGTAACACAACAGGGAAATGTAATTGGTGGCACTATATGGGATGACGGTATAGCAGCAGATAACATACAACAATCATTAAGGACATCAAACGGAGGATTTTTGACACAATGTTATGTACCATATGACACGACTATAAGGCCAAAATCTAATTTACAATTCAACCTATACCGCGTAGGAGGGGACTTTGACCAAAACTCTAACCCATTTTTATTTGTAGCAATTTCAATAGGATGCATAGACTCATCAGACCGTAGAATAGTACCAGGTTACTTTTATGTCACATGGAGTTTTGAACTAAAGAATCCCATTGGTAAGGTCAGTGCATACTATAACTCAGGATTAACCACATACTCAACATATACACCACAAATGAATAACACAGTGGTTAATTTACAAACAACGACTGACATACCATTTGGTGCTTACATTAATATTGAAACTGAAGAATCAAGTAATGCAGCATACTATAATGGAACCCCAGTCACCATAGAAAGCACCACTCCAGTCTGGATATTCCAGTCAGTTGCAAAATCCACACAAACCATTCGAATATCCAAACTCCCAATATATTACACATCTTTAACAACAGACACAATGAGCATTACAGCAAAGAAACCTGACACAAATGCAACAAATTACACAACCTTTGAACCAATTGCATTTGCATTTGTCAACGAAGAACAATCTATATATGAAATATATGAATTTGAATTATTACCAAACAATGCAACCATAACTGATGACTTGATGTTTACCATAAACAATACATATGGAACAGTATTTTTCATAACCACTATGCAGGCTTTTGGTGTTTACCAATCATCTAAGACACTCACAGTTACAAAGACGACAACCCAAACAACTGCAAATCTAACATGTAGTTACTACCACGCACCCAAAGACCAATTTGTACTAGAACTTCAAAACAACTCACAAAACTTAGAAAAACACACCCAATACATACATTTCAAAACAGTACAGAATAAAATGAAGGACTTGAAGATAGAAGATAAGAAGCACGAAGAATTAGACGAAATACATGAATCAGATGAAGAGGATGAGATTCAACTTAATAAGGTTAGGAAACACAACCCCACACCGGATAAACGCATGAGACGCAACAACATTGACAACTAAATACACTCGCATTTTGTGATTATCTTTACTCCCATTTGGAGCTAGGTTAACGTGTGACATACTAAATCAAGTGGAGCAGTGATTCGATGATGTGAAATGCCACCCAATAAAACAAAATAAATACAACTGTGGTGCGGATTCACATCGGCACATCTGGAGCAAAATTCCAATGTGTGACAAACTATCTTTTCAACACTTAGGTTGAGGAGATGTGGCTCACTTAAACCACCTCTGATTCAGTGTTGTATCACATTTCAACCGAACCGTATTACTCATCATAGCTTTACCTTTACCAATTAACAGAAGCGGGACCGCC